CTGATTCATCGCATCCGTTAAAGCGATTGATGCTTCCGGTAAAGTCATTCCGGATGCTTGTGCCAAGGTAATCGCACTTTTCGTAACCGCATCCAACGCCTTTGCGTTATCCAGTAATTCCGGTTTCGCTGATGCTATTAATTTATAAGCTTCGATAACTGCCGATGCTCCGCCTTCCACACCTTTGCCCATTTCGATCGCTTGACTTTTGAAAAATTCTAAATCTTCGCCACCGGCACCAGTAATCGCCTTTAAATCCGAAATATTTTGCCCGAATTCCGCAATCGTTTCGCCGGCACCTTTTAATAATTGAAATCCGCCGAACGCCAATCCTAAACCGGACATTACACGTGTTAAACCGCCCAACGCTGAACGATAATTACCAACGTTACGAAAGTTATCGCCGACCGTTGAATCGATCTTCTTTAAAGCTTTATCGCCTTGTTGCGCTGATTTTGTTATCTTCTTATATTCCGAATTCAGTAATCGCCATTCTTTTGTATTTTTCTTGCCGGTTGTTTCCAAATGTATTAACTCCGATGCCAATCTTTTCGATTCATTCTTTTGATCCCTTGTCGATTTTACAAGTTTTTTATAGGCGTTATTTTCATCGGCGATAACCTTCGCATTTCGAATCCGGATTTTTTCTTCGTTTTCCTTTTCCTTCGCTAAAATTTGGGCGTTCTTTATTTCTTCGCGTTCCGTTTTTAATTTTTGTTGCGCCGTTTTTTCTTGCTCTTGATCGATTTTCGAAATTTGCTGAACTAATTTCGCACGTTCTTGATCGATTTTAATCGAATCTTCTTTTATTTTATTTGCTTCACGGATTGCCTTTGTGAATTCGGTTATTTCCTTCGATGATCCGAATTTCGCACCTTTTATATCCTTCGATAATATCGATGCCGATTCGTTTAACGTATCATTCAACGTATCAAGAACTATAATCGCATTTTCCGCCGATAACTTTACCGCGCCGAATACATCATCATCCGCTATATCACTTTTGCTTATTTTCTTTGCCATATTCTTTTAAAATATTAAAATATTCAATAACCGTTATCCGTTTCGGATTTAAATGATATCCGATCCATTTCGAAAGATGTATTAACGATTCATTTATCGTTAATCCGTTTCCGTTATTTGTTAACATTCCTTTTAATTTAACTTCTTCGATTTCGATTTCGGTTAATTTAAATTTTTCTTTAGTTGTTACATAATTCAATTCGAGTAACGCCTTTTTTTGCATCACTTTGAGTAATCGTAAATACATATCGGATAATCCGAATTTATGGATGTATTCATCGTATAATTTTCCCCAAATAATGCTATCTTCTTCATTCGTTTTATCTTCTTTATTTACATCGATTCGAACGTACTGGATGTTTCCGTTATTACATTCGATCCAATTATACAAAGGCATATCGTTAATCGATTTCCAATGTTTTACGAGCGAATTCGATGTATTTTTCTTTAATTTTTTCAATAAGTTTCGAAACATTTTCATCCGTTAATCCTAAAATTGAATCATTCCACCAGTATTGATCTTCCATTTTAACCGTATCGCCATCGATGATAATTCCATCCGACATTACTGTTATCCACATCGACCGATAAAAAGCACCGGTATCATCTAAAGTATAATGATCGCCTTGTTTTTTTTGACCGTTCGATATAAATTCCGTAGCAAGTGAATAGAAACCGATTATATCGCCATCTTCATCAACGCCTTTATTCGTTAATTGATCTTTGCGAATATAATTCAAAATTTCCGTTTTGATGGAAGGCGTAAAAGATTGAATCCACGCGATCGAATCGAACAATAATTTTGTCTTTCTTAATTGGCTATAAACGATGCTATCTTTTAACATATTTACAAAGTTACGCAAAAGGCGTGATATTAAAATAATTTTTATATCCTTCGCTATCCCTTACCACATGGGCGCAGTCGCTTTCTCTATTTTTTGACATGGTATATCCACAAAGACACGAAAGCACGTTAAATGGCTTTAAATCGCCCTTTACGTTGATTTTGCAACTTGATTAGATATTAATCAAAAAAGGGGCAAGAAATTAATCATGCCCCTTCGATTTTTTGAAATCTTTTTTTATTCTTTAGTACTTTTTTTCGGCTTTTTTATACCTTTTGGATTCGCTATTATGTGCGCTCTTTTTACTATACGCTCATCTAAAGAACTATATTTTTCTTTCGCATCTTTTAACGTTATTCCGGTTAAATCCGATTTATTAAAATGTACTTTTCCGATTATTATCGATTCCATATTATTCGTTTTTGGTTACTTATTATACAACCGTTACCGTAGTCGATCCACTAAATCCAGTTTTAACAACCGTGATAGTCAATACATCCGAAATAATCGGAGCATCGAGGATTTGATACGTGAAAGTATACGTGCCATCCGGATTTTCCACGAACGTTAAAGACGGTGCGAATGTATAAGCACCGGTTACGTTTTCGATTACGAAATCCGATGCAACTGCACCGCTAAACTTCAATTTGTTCGGTGCCGTTCCGTACTGGAATTTTGTCGTAAAATCTGCTACCGTTGTTGATGCCGTAACATCGCTAAAGATAACATCAATTAAACCAGTTAACGAAGTAAAATCGATTCCGGCTTCTTCCGGTGTTATCATATACATCGTTGACTCATTAAACAAACGATCGAAATCGAATCCAAGCGTTATTTTTTGTACCGTTGAATCCGTTGCGAACATAAATACTGGATTCCACGATGCCGAATCTACTGGAATAGGATATAAAAATCCATCAACTTCGCTACCGATCAAATTTCCGTTTACATCAACGGCATAAACTCCCGAATCCGCACATCTTCCGGCTTCTAATTTGCCCAATAATGTAGGCGTTGAATCTTCCGCCCAAAGTTCGCCCGAAAACGATCTTTTTCCTTGACGAAGAAATGCCATTCTTCCGGAATTCGCTTCTTCAAATTGTGAATCCGCTTTCGGAAGTTCAACATTTTCGAACGCCGGTAATGGAAACCATCTTTTCGATGCATCCGCTTCGTTAATTAAATCCGCCCAAACTGGCGCTGTAAATGGTGCCGATAAATCAATTCGATTTAACGATCCATCCGATGCCACTAAAGGCACTTGTATCAAGCTTGATACAATACTAAACAAAGGTACGCATCCCGGTCTTCCGTAGTTGCTTAAACCTGCATTACAATCACATCCAATCATATTTTTATTGCCTAACTAAAGGACTTTTTTAATTATTATTTTAACAATTTTTGCAATTCTCTTTATATTTTACGAGCGTGAAAATTAACTCCACTCCGGATAAATTCGCATCTAAAACATTTTTAAACATTCCATTATCTTGCTCCACGCCAAAACGTGAAAACGTTTTAATGGTATAATCTTCAATCCGTTTAAATTTCCGGTTTAATCCAACCGTATCGATAAATGCTTCCGCCAATCTTGTCATAGGGTAAACAACTTCACGGCGATGATCTTCCGTTAAAAATTGTGCGATGTTAGTTTCATCAAGAAAAAAGATTCGTAATTCCGCTTCAAAATGATAAACACTTTCTTTGCCAAATTTTCGCTCTCTTATCGTTTCAAGTAACCAAATTATCGGAGTTTTCGCGGTAACATCGTTTCCGGCGATAGTCCATTCCAAATTGGTCGCTAACTTCGTACCCGTTATAAAAAAAGGTTTCGGAATCGTGGTAAATCCGTTTAGTTTTGGCAAAGGTGCGGTTAATGGATTCGATGATACGTTTTCATCATAAACGATTTCGGTAATTTGAAATTCATTCGATAATTCATCCGTAACATTTTTTCCCTTCCGTAACCATTTCGTATTACAAAATTCCGTTACATTCCATCCGGCATTATAAGTTCCATCGATCGTATTATCGATTTCGTTTACTATGTCTTTTACTATGAATGTAATTTCATCAATCATAACCAGTATGCCAATTCTTTACGCACTCCATTATAATCGTTATAAACGAATTCAGTACCTACGCAAATATAATATTGAATCGCACGATATGTGCGAATCGAATCGTTATATCTTCCATACATCATCGTGTATAACGTTGAAACATCCGCCGAATTTTCCCCAACCGGTCGAACGTTGCCCACCGGTGTAATTTGATTCGTTAAATCCTTCAAATATTCAAAATATACGAAACCTAATAACATGGATTTTATTCCATCACTTGAAATGATGCAAAAATCGTGATCTTCATCAAATGGATCGATGATTTTAACGAATTCCGGATCAACTTGATTTGCGATAAAGTCTGCGTATAAAGTTGCTCCAAGCAATTCGATTAAATACCTTTTTTCGTATTTATCGATATATGCTTGTATGTTACTTTGTACATACATTCCGGTGTGCAATTCAAATTTGCCGATAAAATCTGCTACGGTTATAAACATATTTTAAACAATTTTTCCAAGTCCTTTTTTCAATAACTCACGTGCTGAACTTCCGGAAACGGTGTAAATTTTGCCGTTTATCATCTTATTCATACTGCCACGTGTGTTGCCGTTCGCTTCAAATTGGTAAACTTGATTATCGATTAATTCGATTTTCTTCGTTACCGCTTTTGCTCCCTTTTTAACTTCTTTTTCTTCTGCCATTTTATCTAATTTATCCGGAAGCAATCGAAATCACTTCCGGAATTTTTAATTAATTATGGTAAATCTATTACTGCGATATCCGTTGCAAAATTACCTTTAACAAATGCCCCGAAATCATTCGTTTTAACGAAGTTACAAGCACGTGTTTCGCAAAGAACTGTCATTAAATTTTTCGTGAAATCATCGTTAACGTAACCGACTTGAACGTTAATATCTTCGCGGATACGTAGGTTTGATTTACTGAAATCGCCTACCAAATAATCGCCCGATGCAATACCGTTGTTTTCTATAATCGGAATGCCTTTTAAACGTGTTATTCCATCCATTTGTGGCACGAACATCGGATACGTATATTCGCCCGTAGTCGTTTTCGTTAACTCCATTCCGGCAACATCTTCCGGATTCATCACGATGTAATTAGCATCGAAATTAGCTGAAGCAATTTGTGCCAATGCAATACGAAGAACATCCGAATTATTTGCCGATGGTACATTCGCCACAAATTGTGCCGGTGCCGTAAATGGTATTGCGTTTTGAAGTACTCCGGTAATTTCTAAACCGGCACCCGTTCCGCTTAATAATTGTTGATCTAATTTTAGTTCAACTAATTGAATCAATTCGCCATTTATTTCGCCTCGCATAAAAGGAATATCGGCGATCATTTCTTTCGAAACCTTGATAAATGCCGTAACCTTTTTAACTTCGCACGAACGCTCAATTAAATCAAAATCAACTTGATTTTTTAACGTTCCTTCGGCAGTCATATCGGCAACGCCTTCCGGATTCGCTTGTTCGATCCATACCACGTATTTCGATGAAGTACCGGCAGAA